GGAATACCTTACGCCTCTCGTCAAACTCTTGCCTGTACTGCCGTAAATACTCCAAACCTTCATGGCACTTATCTTTATCAAAATAACATTTAGGTATCAGCATCCGTGCAGCGTTAATACCGTCAGCTACCTTCATCTTTGGAACTACACGAAACTTAATACCCAGCGTATAAGCAGTCTCTAGCCTAGACCTACCGCTGCCTAACTCCCGCACTTCAATGTCATGCGGGGCCAGATGGTCTCCATAGGTGTAATGCTTCTTGCTAAGAATGTCAGCGTAATGGTCTAACCCGACCCCGCTACTCTCATAATAATCAATCACATTAACCGCACCGCCACGGAATATCTGCGCAAACCAAATAGCTGTGGAATCATTTATACCCAAATCCCAAGCGGTATGCACAGGGTACATAGGGTCATAAGGTATCCGTGTCACCCTGCCATCATCGTCAGCCGCAGCTAACAGCTTCGCATAATAAGCACCAATAATAGCCGCCGTGAACGAACATTCATATTCTTGTTCATATTGTTCCGGTGTCATCTGCGCACGGGCAGCGGCAAGTTCCTCCTCCTTAACCAGCCCACTCTCACTAGCCTTGACTGTCTTGTGATACCACTGGTCAGACCCGTTCTCCACCTCGCTAATAGCCGTCTGCATCAAATCATAAAAATGATTATGCCCTGCCGGTGTACCTAAAAAGATAGCCGCACCCTCTCTATCAGACAGTGCCGGTCTAACAACCTCCCCCCATACCCTTGGGTTCTGCATGCCAAACTCATCGAAAGCACACATGTCCAAATAAATACCACGCAAGGAGTCAGGGTTCTCAGCCGACAGCAACATCAATCTGCCACCATTGGGAAAGTCCACCCGTAATTCTGTCTCATTGAAAGAAACACCTGGTATCACTCCGGCGTAATACTTCACATAATCCCAAGCAATACGTTTGGCTTGCGTAAAAGTAGGTGCCACAAAAGCAACTCTAGGCCGTGGTAACTCACAAGTAAGGGCTTTCTTAATCAATTCATTTACCGCCCAGACCGTTTTGCCAAAGCGTCTGTGCATCACAAGCACATTCCAACGCTTCAAACTATTGTGCATTTCTGCTTGTAATGGTCTAGGCTTGTAAGGAATCTTAATTGCTGCCACTGTCAGTCTCCCAAAGGATGCGCACGGTTCCGTCACTAACCTCTACACCAGCACGGTTCTTACTGTCACCAAACTTCTCAGGCAACACCTTACCCACCTTCCAGCGCACATGATGGGCATAATCTCGCAACACATGAGGGTTATAATCCTTTCTGCCGTGAAGGGCATCGCCATACAACGTATCCAGTTCCTCTAGCGCCTTCTCAGCACTCTGCTGCTGTGCTTCCTTCACCGCCGCAGCAAATGCCTCATCCCGCTTGCAACGCTGGTAGAAGGCCGTCCTAGACACGCCTGTGGCCTCGCACACGTCAACAATGCTATGCCCGTCTGCCAAGCTGGATATGATTATGTCGGTTCTCTGCTTTGTTAGTTTGGTCATCGTTACCTCTGGGTGTGTGTTGAATATGTCTATTTAACATATATAAAGCTGGCCGGTCGCTGTCGGGTGTACCGCCTCGAAAACATGCCCCCCTATGCCTTTGATTGTGGCACAAATGTCACACTGTTGCCTGACTGCAACAAGGTAAGCACTGCTGTCCTATATATGTCAGCATTGTTGACGTTGTTTTATTCATCTGTTAGCCTTGCCGCCATGCAATGCAGCGCGATATCTTTCGTCCGTTGTGCGTGTTTTGAAATACAAATCCAAACCCCATTAAAACAAAACCCAAACAAATTCAACGCTTGCCTACTTATATTATATAAACAAACTTTTTTCCAATGTGTAAACTTTTTTTGTTTTTATGTGTTGACATGGCGCAGTTACTGCGCTATCTAACAATCAAGACAACAAACCTTGGAGGGTTAAACAATGACTATCACAGTGTCTTACTCAGTCGATTACATGGATACCAATCCGACTAAAATGACGTTTGACAATATCAACGACGCGCATGACTGGATTCATGAAGAAGTGGCGCGTCGCGTTCAACATGTAGTTGACCATTCGCCTTATACACTGTCGGAGACTGACATTCAGGATATAGAGGCCAATGAATACACACTGGTTTCTATTACTGACGGAGTCGTGACAGAATTCATGTGCATATAAAACAAGCCTTGGAGGGTTAAACAATGTCATATCAAACAAAATACAACACCGAACCGCTTTTCTTTGTCAGCTATATCGGCACAAGCAATGGCGCATATATTCGCGCCGCTAGTCACCAGCAAGCAAAAGCAAACTTTGCGCGCGGCGAGGGGTTACACAGCACAACTTATCTGCAATCAAAACGCATAAGCAGTTATTAGCAACGGCTGGCAGGGGCAACCCTGCCGCCTCATGGCTTGCCCTAGTGGCATACCATGCGGCGCAAGCCGATAACGCAATAGCATTTATGGAGGGTTATAAAATGCAAACACCAACAGTAACAAACATGATTTCACCAGCGGGCAATAGCGTTGCCAACCAATTCATCATTTACACTGATGAGGGCTGTTATTTTCAAAGCTATAGAACAGTCATAGCCTATCGCGGCAATGACGGCACAATAAAACTTGACCGCGATAGCTGGGATTATTCTGTAACGACCGGCAAATATCGGAACATGTTTCTGGATATGAACAAATCCGAGACATTAAAAGCAATCAAAGCCGGAGAAATCCAGCTGGTAAATCTAAACTAGGGGGCAGTCATGCGTAAAACACACAACATAAACGCCGATAGGTATCTAACTATCAACGCTTGGCTGGCTGCACGTTATGCCAGAACGGACAAGAACGGACGCCGCTGGCTTGACCAATATATCGGCGGCAAGCCAAGCAAATACAAAAGGCTGGAAAAGGCATTTTTCGACCGCTATGTAATGCATCCGCAAAACTGGAGGGTTTTATAATGTTACGCGAAACAATCAAAGAAATAATCTTTGCAGAAAAACAGGCCGAGTTTTACGAAACCGAAAGCAGTAAACGCTATAAAATGTGGATGGCTGAAGCATACATTTTGCGCCGTTCAATAGGCGAGTTTAGGCCATGGCATCAGCTAATTGCAATTTTTGACCTGCGCGGGGAGGTTTAGACCAATGACTCAAAAAGCATTTGATGCCTTGTGCGTAATCGGAACGATTGCTTTGCTTTCAGGCTTTATAGATTGGCTTTGGCTGTTTGGCATAGAGAATAGTAAAAGCTATACATGGTACGCCCTAGCGGCTTACCTAGCCCGCTAATGGGCAAAACCCTAACAGACTACCCGTTGACGGGCAAAAGCCTGTCAGCGGCCTTTAAATCGCCATTAAAAGCATAGGAGGGCTAAACCATGGCACAATATCAAGTAATCGTAATCGGCACAGTAGAAAGAACTGTGATTGTAGAGGCAGATTGCACCGAGTCTGCACAAAGCACAGCCGAAGGCGAATGGGCAGCATTGACCGGCGGCATTATAACAACAGCCGAGACAGTATCGGCTATCGAATTGGAGGGTTAGAAAATGGATAGCAAATTTTTATTTTCCTGTAGCTTTATATCTAAACACTTGGGCGAAGCCATGTCTGTCGGAGACTCGTCAAAGATGCCGTTTTTGGACATGATGTGTTGGGGTTCAAATGTGCTGGACTTAGAGAAAGGCGGGACAACATACGACACCGTTGTCTGGCTATTTGCAGAGAAAGAACATCCAGACGACAAGCATCCCAAAACTAGCGTCTATTTCTCAGACCTAGCAGCGGATATGCAGCCAATATATGCCATTGTCGGTTACTGCAAATATCACGAAATAGACTGCAAATTTATCTCAGAGAAAGGGGAATAGAAATGTATCTAGTATTTTCAACCATAGCTTACCGCAGCAATGCGGTAGGCCAAGCCACCGAGGTTCAGAAATGGGAATGCTTCGACTCAGCAGAGAAAGCACAAACCCAAATGCGTAACCTTATCCATCAATACGACTTAGACTTGCTAGATTGCGGCGTTGCCACAATCACCGATAGCATGCGGGAAGAATTGCTACGAAAGCAGCCAATGGGGCTAGAGGATTGATGATGACACCAGCGGAGTTTAAACAAAGGCGCGAATTTCTCGGTTACACGCAGCAAACATTTGCTGAAAGGCTGGGATTATCTCGTCGTAGTATTCAGGCTTATGAAATGGGAGAAACCCCGATAAGTCGAGTCATAGAGATGGCTTTGGAAGCTATCGAATTGGAGGAGAAATAAAATGTATGAAGTAAGGATAACAAAGCATCATTCAGGCAAGACCTACAACGTAGACCTGATTGCTTGGGAGAGAAACGGCAGCGGTATGGCAGTCGGAAAGGCTTTCAATGTATCGCGCAAGAAAGCAGAGAAAGAGGCAAATCGCGTAGCGGATTTGTATAATGCAACCATAGAAGAAAAATAGGGGAGAAACGGGTGCTATGCTTAGCAAGTTATATAAAACTTGCTAGGCTTAGCAAGTTTAGCGTCCAGATTTTTTATATCAACAATCAGGTTTTATTTAGCAAGTTTAGCATAGCAAGTTTTATAAAACTCCGCTAATGCGGATTATACAAAGCAGAAAAAAGCTGTCAACCACAAAATGATAAAGCATTGAAATGGAGGGTTTCCGATGCAGATAATCACAAGACAAGAGGCAAAAGAGAAAGGTCTGTCGCGCTACTTTACAGGCAAGCCTTGCAAGCATGGGCATATGTCTGAAAGGACAGTGTGCAATAGCGGCTGCGTAGAGTGTAAAAACGTATGGAAAAAAGAAAACCCTGATTGGGTGATTAATTGGCGGCAGAAGAACCGCCCAAAAATAAAAAGTTACAACCAGAAAAAATGTCGCAAACAGTACGACAGAGATTATCACAGAGAATACTACAGAAAACGAAGAAATAAACTTACGCCCGATGAACTTGAAGCACTGAAAGCAAGGCAAAGAGAAGCCAACAAACGCTATTATGAAAACAATAAAGAGAAAGAACTGCGGCGGGCAAATGAGTACAGGCAAAGAGATGAAGTTGTTAAAAAAAGAAAAGCGTACATGGATATTTGGAGAGAAGAAAATAAAGAACACAGGAAAAAGTATGCAAGAGAAAACAGGGCTAGGTATGTAGCGCATTGTAATAAACGCAGGACTAGACGGTTAAAAGCACGGCCTAGTTGGGTAGATAGAGATGCAATGGACTCTTTATACGAAGAAAGCCGCGCTATAACTGCCCAGACTGGCGTTCAACACCATGTTGACCACTACTACCCATTAACACATAAACGCATTTGTGGGCTGGATGTGCCGTGGAATCTGCAAATTATTACAGCAGAGGAAAACGTTGCCAAAGGCAACAAGATGCCGGAGGAGTTCTATGGCCTTAATCACACAATGATTCAGATGCCAGCATACACCAAGTCTCAAACGGGATAATCGCCGTGTCGTCCTTGCCAGCATAGTCAGCATTG